AAACTTATATAAACGGTCTAATGAAACTTACTGAATTAGGTCAACACGATTCAATAAAAACATATCTATGTACAGTTATTCCCAATAGCGAAATGGACAGTGAAGAATATCGAAGCAAATACGGTATTAAACTAATTTATCCTAGAGATATGTACAGAAGTTTAGAAGAAAGAAAATGGGACGATGAAGATAACAGTCATGAAGATATAGCCATGGTATGTGAAACTGATTCTGCTTCAAGACAAGATTTAGCTGACTGTTTAAGTTATGCGTGGATGATGAGTCAATTTCATTACAGCGGTTATACTCAATTAATATCTAGATATCTATATCATATGAAGGGTGTGTCTTACAGAACATTCTATGATAAATTGTATCATGCATTAAAAACAGATCCTGTAGGAAGACACTTGTTAGAAAATGTTGAAGAAATTCTAATAAATTATCTAACACACGGTGAGATACCTAGTAATGAAAAATGGGGGAACGTAATTGCATTGACTTTATCAGAAAGTTATGGTGGCAATGAAATTTACGACAACGCAGATTATTTTATATCTTTAGGTATCAATATAGGAAGAGAAATATCTGCCTTAGATCCTAGCATTGAAGAGCTGCAAAAAGCATTTATTAAAAACAACAAAAACAAATACCCGTACAGCATAGTATCTAGTGTTGACATTGATAGATGGGAAAACGCCCACGTTGTTTACGAAATCAAAGATAGAATTTCCGTTAGTCATCAACAGGATCAGATGTATGAAAAATGGTTAAGAAAAACTGATATTATTAACATTACTAATCCCTATGTTGAAAAGTTTATTAAAGGAACTTACAAACGAACTGTAATTCCTATCATTTCAACTCCAACTACAGTGATGGATGGAAGACCTTTATGATTATAGGATTTAATCAATCTAACATTGAAAGGTTACAAGAATCCATCAAAGGAACTTTGTTAGATCAAACAGTAAGTCTTTGTCATCAGTGCCATAGGCACATTCCTGCGTGGCGATATCATAAAGACAATCAAGTGTTTATTGCTAAAGCGTGTCCTATACACGGTGTTAGTCATCACATGATTGAAGCTGATTATGAGTTTTACGCTAACCTGTATTATACTCAGGATAATCCTCAGTTTAATTTTAATGGCGGAGTACTTATTGAAGGCAGTGATCGTTGTAATTTAGAATGCCCACATTGTTATCATTTACCAGAAAACGATACCCGCGATCCTTCTATAGAAGAATTGCTTGATCAAATACGAGCCATGCCGGTGGGTGAGGATGGAGTACATAGAATTATCCTCGCTGGTGCTGAAAGTACCTTACGCAAAGACTTTCCAGAATTGGTAACAGCAATACGTGGGCTACACCCTGCAATAGATGTTAGTGTAATGACTAACGGAATACGTTTTAATGATATTGAATTCTCTCACAAGTGTGTTGAAGCGGGACTTGCAGGTGTTAATATTGGTCTTAATCATCCAAGTTACATTGATCACGAAACAGTAAGACGTAAGCAAGTTAGTGCTATTGAGAACATGCACAGAGAAGATGTTAAGATAGGTTACATTAGTTATACTATGGTGGACTTTAGTGAACTTGATTACATCTTAACCGAGATTACTAGTAACCCATGGACTCCTAAAAACTTCCGCATCCGTAATGGTGCAGAGATAGGTCGTAATGCTAGTACTGAACAACCATTTGTTAGTAACTTATACAAACGTGCAGAGCAATGGTGTAAGGACAACGGCAAACATTTTGAACGCATCATCGAAGCAGACAATAACATTTATCATGTAATGGTTAAGATTGAAGATAAGATTGTACGTTTGATTAGTTGGTGTGACGAAACTAACATTGATATGGAAGAGTTACGTAGTGGACCTTGGTGTAACTTTGTGCCTGACGGTATTACAAACTTTCTACATCAAATTATTAGAAGAGATATTTGGAAAAATCAGAAACTTGTATTGCCAGACAGTCCACCTAATAGATATTTGTTTAATAGAAACCCTGTTAAAACAAAACTAGATTTACTTAATATAGACCTATAATGGGAATAGCTTTTTTACCTATAGATATAGAAACAGCATTGCCTGATGAACAAAAGATTATTGACTACTGTAATCGCCAGAGTTTTTTAGACAAAAGCATTTCTAATTGCTGGGATACTGTTCCAGTTTATGCGCGACTTAATGAAGATCAATTACACGATATTCCTACACTGCTAGAATTAATACGGACAAAAACTGTTTATACTGGCATAAAAGGCAAATATTTAAATAATTTTGATAAAGAATTTCCAGAAATCGCAGCAATTATAGATCAATTGCCTTTTAAAGAACTAGCATACGCAGTACTTTTTAGGCAAACCTCTGAAGTTAATCCGCATATGGACCGAGGAAAAGAAGAACTTTACGATTCTACTTTAGTAGAAAATGACGATACAAAAGCATTGTATCTAGAGCCAAAACGTTATAATATTTTACTTACCAAGCACGACTATAAAAGTTTTTATGTTTGCAATACTCAAGATAGTAATCCAATATATCCTGAAATTCCAAAACATAGAGCCTGTTTTGCTTTTTCAAATGACGAACATTATCACGGTGCAAATTTTGTTGGTCAGGATAAAATCATGTTATTCATGTCTGGATCTTTAGATAAATTAAAACATCAAGAATTAATTAAAAAAAGTATGCAGAAATACTCTAAAGAAGTTATAGCGTTTTACCAATAACCATAAATCTTTTATACAACGGAAGCTCTAACTCTCCAGCCCATAGCACTTTAATGTGACACTGCTGTTTAAATTCTTCCAAGTCTTTGGCAATCCGAACATGTTCTGGGATATTGTAATTATTACTTTGTAAAACTAGTAAACTATTATGAGGATGCCCGCTTAACCACAAGTCATATTGATCCTGTGTAATATGTTCGCAACTAGTATTGATGATAACATCTGCATCGCTACGAACTGTACACATGTCTGCTGTTACAGCTCGAAACTTTCCAACCATCTCTTCTATTTTGTTCATGTTAGTGGCAATTGGTTCACAAGTAGGATCAATATCAATACTTCGGATATTAGATACAGGAACATCGCTTTGGAATAACATACTGGCCAATACTCCAACCCAACCTCCGTGTATGTCTATTGACACAAATTTTTTTACATGTGGTCGTAAATTTTTAATTAACCACTCTTTGCTTTTAAGTTGACCTGACCAAAATGCATCCATAGTCCGTATAGGGTCTGAACTTTGTCGGATAGCCTGCATCCAATGATGTAGATGTTCTGTATCTATTTGCATTTTGGTATCTTACTATCTGCTGAACTTACACATGTGGGAGTAATACAGCGTTTAGGTTCCTTAAATAATTCAAAGTGTTCAAGAGTTCCTAGAGGTTCATCATGACAACTATAACTTCTTTTAACTTCGTTGCTTCTTATTATAACACTTTGATAACCGCTATTGCAAGTCCAATCTTTAAATTTATTAAATCCAAAAGCATTAAATCTTTCAGCCTGATCAAAGTAATAATCTTTAACCCCATCGTTGAGACGAATCTGATAAACGTCTTCTCCTTGTGATTTTTGTGGAAACCCTTCTTGCATTAGTTTAATCATATCATCAGTGTAGCCATCAACTACACGACTAGCAGTAAGATCACTTTGTGGTTTAAGAGTTACATTGATTCCACGTTTATGAAATCTTGCCATACGCTCATATAATTCATAAAACTTTTCAGGAACCATAACTTGATTAACAGTAACATGTACTAGTTCATATTGTAATTGTAAACACTTGTCACCGAACTCTTGTTCTCCTGCAAATTCATCATGGAAGCTGGCTGTAATACTTCTTCGTTGTAACAAAGCAGTTGCATCACACCAACTTTTCCACCATTTACTTCCTGGCGACAAATTAGTAGTCATATGCACACTTTGGTAACTGCTTTCTTTTTCGTCTAGGTGTTTGATTAAATCCAAAAGATGTTTATAGGCAGTTGGTTCGCCACCACTAAAACTCCAATGGAATTGGTTAAACCCATTGGCCCGTGCTTGTCTTTTAATCTCGTCTACTGTGGATTTGTAAACTTCAAGTGGTTGGTGATCCAATTTGTCGCTACGGGCATATGGCCAACAGTAGCTACAATTATAATTACAAAATCGTCCAAGAATCCAACTTACAGAAAACAACGGACGATCTAACATGGTACGTTGTCCAAAACTTACAATTTGTTCGAATGGTATTTGGTTAAAGTTCATTAGATGTATTTAACGTATAGCAACTAGGGTACCAAAATAACTTGACTTTATCCAATATCGAATATATACTATGCATGTAGACGTGAGTGGAACTGGTAGACCTCTCCCGGTGGTATGTAACAAACTGCCATTGGGAGGAACAGGCCAAGCCAATATGGCGGCTTTGTAGGTTCGAATCCTACCGTCTACACCATTATTAACTACACACAGAGGCTGGAATGAAAAAGGCATTTTTGATTGGTTGCTTACTACTTGTAACAGTAATTGTAACTATGAGTTTTAATACTAAACCTCCCGTATCTACTGGAGTTATGACGTTTAAGGGTTGGGAAAATCCTGAGACAAAATTTGACGCTAGTAAAAACGAAGTAATGGATGTAAAATTGCGTTGGGTCGTTGTTAAAGATATCGATGCCGCTTGTAACGCAGAACAAAAAAAGCGTGGAGGCAAAGTGTTTAACTTTGCAGTTCAGGCTTGTTCGTTTTGGCAAGGCAAAGAATGTATTATTATGACTCCAAAAATGGCTAGTATTCATAACCTAGGACATGAGACTTTGCATTGTTTTAGAGGTGATTTCCATTGAGGGACTTAGTTGAGGACATTTACAAAGATGCGGAGATTCTAAACAAAATCCGCACACGTGATGACTATGCTCAAAACCTATATGCGGCATGGTGTAATATGCGCTGGTGCCCAAAAGATCTTTGGCCTGCTATTAGACAAGATCCAAGCAAGGATTTATGGTCAGCTAGTTGGCGTGGCGCAGGCGGAATTGTAGCACGGTTTCGTAATAACGGTGAAGACTATATGGACTATTACTGTAGTGGTATGGGCGGTCTTGCAAGTTACGATTTGAAAGAAGGTGATGAGTACATGGCCCAAATGAAGTTTGTTCCAGAAGGAACTATTACAGACGAGATTGCCACAGATCTTGACAGGCTAGGTTGGTTTCCTGTACCATGGGAAGATGATTAAGTTTTAAAGTAAATATATGATGGAAGACAAAGAAAAATTTATTTTTACAGCTGAAGAGATTTTTCAGGATATCCCTGGAGATTCTGAAAATGTTATGATGAAGTTTCCAGATGAAGTGTTAGCACTTACTGGCTGGAAAGAAGGAGACATATTGGATATTAAAGTAGAAGACGGTAAAATTATCGTCACAAAATCATAATGGCAAAAGACGACATTATTGAGTTAGTTGGGTCTGTTGAAGAAGTGCTACCAGGAAACATGTTTAGAGTTAAGGTGGAAAATATGCCTAATACTTTACTTTGTTACATGGGTGGAAAATTAAAGCAACACAAGATTAGAATCATTTTGGGTGACTCTGTCAAAATAGAAGTTAGTCCATATGATTTATCAAAAGGTAGGGTAACTTATAGGTTGTAACTATGAACAGCGTGATGGAAACTATTTGTGCTATATGCAACACAATCAGATCTAGCACAAAATCGGGTTTAAGTTTTCAAAAGCTGCTCAGTCAAGTTCGTAGGGAGTTTCGTCTTAACGGGATGGAACTTAAAATAAAAACCCATAGAGATAAAACACTAGCATCGGAAGTTTTTTATGCTAATGGATACTACGACCCAATGGACGATGAAGAGGGTGATAAGTGTATCGAACTAGTTATTACTCATAACTTTCCTAAAGATCACATTTGGTTTCCAAAACATTCAACCGAACTACTTATTCAGGTGTTTGATACAGTAGTACATGAGTTACGACATCAGCGCCAATACCGAAAACGTAAATTCAAAATGGGTGCTGACCGAGGACCTGAGCATAAAGAATATCTAGCCGACCCAGACGAAATAGATGCATACTCGATTTCAATTGCTACTGAACTTTGTAGAAGTTTAGGCAAAACTAGAGCACTAAGATATCTTCATAATGTTGAAACTTTGAGCAGATTCAAAGTAAACAACCATTTTGTAAGCCCATGTTTGAGCATGTATAAAGGCGAATTTCCAAACCAAAACGATCCAATTATGCAACAACTAACCAAAAAAGTCTATGTCCGTTTGAAAAAGATTGACACAGACTTCATTTTCATGTAAAATACACAGTATATTAACTCACACAGAGAGCGACATGAAAGAGTTTCCAACCCAACAAGTGCTAGAGCTGGCTTGTGCGGCTCAGCGTATCAATGGAACCTATCTCAAAGAAAGCGAAAACATCTATGCAGACGATGGTGTATTCTTGTTTACCAAAAAAACCAACAAGATGTTGATGCTTTGCACACTGGACCCTGCTATTTGGACAGCCGATCCAAAAGATGCACCAATGCCTCTTAAGATATTACCTGAAGATACTGTACTGGCCGAAGAAATTAAAAAGCATTTTCGTAAATTTATGTTTAGCGCCATTGAAGGCGAAAACGATTTTCAAACTAGTATTAACACAATCCTGACAGGAGATACTGTTAAACAAAATCAATTTGGTTATGTGGCATGTTTGCCCAGTGTATATGTTCGTGATATTGCACAATCCAAAGTTAAAAAAGCCTCACGGGCTGTTGAAGAAGGATCGTTAGCAGAAATTGGAACCCAACTTAGAGATTTGGACGCAGAAATAATTTCATCAATTAAGTCAAAAAACTTTGAAGGTTTCAATATTGATGCTATAATAAACAACAAGATGGTGTCTTGGATGAACAAAACAAATCTTGAACTTGGGCCTGCTGTCATAGTTAAAGCCAAAGTTAAAGATTGTAACAAACATTGGAAACATGGCAATGATGTTACCAGACTGCATTATGTAAAGGCGGCACAATGAAACGTTTTTTAGACCCAAAATTTGTTGAAGGATTTTTAATATTCTTCGTTATTCAACCACTGATTTTTTGTACGGCAGTTGGTGTTTTTATCTACGGTGTTATTCAAAGTATTTGGGGTTAACTATGAGCAAGTCAAAACATAAACCTTATCAGTGGATTGATGGTGAAACAGCGGATCGTATCACTAGTCTTAACTTAAAGGACTATCGTTCCTATTTGAAAAAAGAGTTGGCGGAATGGAAGAAGAATCCTAAGACAGATGATAACCCTGATGGTTATTGGTTGCATCCAGAAGATGTCACAGGAAATATTCGTAGAATAGAAGCATTAAATTTAATTATTAACGACTTTGTCGAAACATCGGATGAGATAAAATGAGAGAAGAACTAGATAAGTTGTT